CTTGTGGATTTGTCATAATACAGGAATCTTTTGAAATTTAACTTGGGTGTACTGTAACGTAGCACTTATAACAGCTGTTTGTCCAGTCACATTGCATTCAATGTATGGCGCAATGGCACTGCCTACTATTGGTGTATGCAATACAAATTCATTAGCAGGAAATCCATTATGAAAACTTTGAATCTTATGAGGAGTGGTAGAATAATGTGTTACTTTATCTCTCCAAAACATGGTAGAATACTCCATAGATGCTACTCTATTTGTATATCCTGCGCCTGCGTAATTATACTCCATTATTGAAACGTAAAATTTCACCATCCACACAGATTCAGTAGGCATATTTATAGTATCGCCATTAACACCGTCAACAAATAAATCTATATCAGTTGGTTTCTCAGCTAAACTACCCAACCCCATGAGTTGAATGAAGCCATGTTGGCTGCGCCCTGGTAATGTTATTCCAAAATCATTTGCTCCATCATGCCAAGTACCCCCACCAAAGTGCACCCCTCTCAGATCAGCCTGAGCCCACTTACCTAACACAGTAGTGCCTTCTAAATTTGGACTGATGAAGTTACGATAGCCCATGGCTTGGCTGTAGTTGTTGTTAGGTGAGATAGCATGCCCTGAGCCACTAACAAAGATGCGTTCATTATTATTCTCAATTTCACCTCTATTCACGTTACCCATACCTGTAGCGCTCTTCTGATTACCACTTGTATTAGTAATGTTACTACCACCTACAGCATTGGGTGAGCTAATTACACCACTACCTCCACTCTCTCCGGTAGATGCAAAGCAGCGGCCTCTAACTGAGCTCCATGTGTAGCCGTAATATTCGCAGCACTCTTGTGAGCCATTGCTTAACGTACCGCTATAATTTACAAAGCGAACTGCTCCTGTAGTGGCGCTTATGGTAGATGGTGTGAACTGACATAAAGCTCCAATATCAAGTAAGCGCATGAGCTTGCATTTAGTTACTTGCTCTTCAGCTACTATGTAATCTGTTAGCTCTATCACTCTCCACCATGAATCTTTAACCCAAATCTTATCATTGAATTTTAAGTTGAATACATCGGTTACATCGAGCTGAAAATAAGCCTCCATTATCTTTTGCTCATCATCATAAATCTCTGCGATATACTGCCTCCAATATCTATCGAATAGCGTATGCAATGGCATGGCATCAATTGGATGCGGAGGAATCTCTTGACCGAAGTTCAGGTCATCAGTGCCTATCTCAGTTGGGATAGATTTGTAATGGCTCAGCAATGGGATAACTGTAAAGCTCGCATCTTCCGCTACCTCATCATACACCATAACTACAGCACTCTCTTCAAACGCTCTTTTATAAAGAATGCGAGGCCCTGGTGTCATGAACTCACCTTTCTCATTGAAATACTTTGGGATGATGTAGTTAGTGTTAGGTATTAAATCGCATGGCGAAGCTCCAAAGGTTAACTCTACTGTATAATCACTTGTGCTGAAGTCATTGCCTGCATCGGTTAAGCGAAGCTCACCATAAACTCTTTGAGCACCCTTCTTGTAAAACGCATTGAAGTAATCACCCTGATCTCTATAACTCCACTTCAGCACTCGCTTTCTAATATCTGAAGCTGGAGTAAGTGTGATATCTTTAGATGTGTCAAGCTTACTTGTCCAATCATAATCATCACCACTGCCCAAATATTCTATCATTGGAATAATCTCAACAGCGTTAGGCATGTTTGGATTAGGAACAAGTACAGCATTAAACATCTTCAGAATATCGCGCAAGTAATCTACCTGCTTCATTTCGGGAGCATTGAGTGCTATCTGAACAGGATAAGAATAAGCTAAGCCACTAACGTAAAAGAAGCCGAAATTACTATTGGTATATCCGTTAACAGGTTGAATAGTTATATTCTGCGAGCTACCAGGATGAGCTCTCATTATAACTGTATAAACATCTGCCTGCTGTACTTCTAATTGAAAGCTGCTATAAAAATTAAATGGGTTAATTGGATTCGTTGGAGTAAAGCCTGTACCTCCAATGTATTGAAACGATGTAGGGCCTATGCCCATTCCCTGAGGAAATGGAATTAAATCAGTAACTCCACCTCTCACACGTTGTAGCATTACGTCATAATAATGCTGATTATTGGCAGTATAGCCTGTAGTATCTACCTCTATTCTTAACTCAATTTCTACTTGTGCTGTGAATGTACCCTGAGCAGTGTATGCATTGGATGCCCAGCTGTTAGATGGATCACTTACCTCACTCCATCCTGTGAGCTGCTTTTGAAAGTAGCCATTAGCTCCTGCCACATTTAAGTTAAATGCAGTAGGTGATGTAAATTGTACTTTGAATTTAGCCTCATCATTGCTTAAGCCTTCCGTTGTTGGCTTAGTAACGTAGGGAATATACATTTCTTCAAGCTCAGCATTGAGCGTATCTCCGCTGTACGTAAAGCCTGCCTCTGTGATAATCTTATTAAGCAGCCATTTAGCCTGTAGTGCTAAGGTAAGCTCTCCGGTATAGATTGGATTAACTGAGCTGAATATCCTTCTGCTTCCTATCGTTGTATCTTCACTCCAATTCTGACCTCTATCAGTTAGCGTGTAACACATAGCCTCATTAAACAAGCTACCATCATTGATATCGTTAACAGTTGCATAATCATTATCATGAGCTAGATCTGTATAGTCTAATTCTTTAAGTAGCTTATCTCCAATGCTGCGAGCTAAATCAACAGTTTCACCAAAGAAAGCTATAACAAATTCATGCACCTTATCCTGATGCGTTACTGCCTGCTTAAATTGTATGTGTCCCTCTGCAATGGGTAAGGTGTTAACACTTAATGTAGCTTCAATTTTACGCAGCACATTAATTTGCGTAGTGTCATTATTGAGTAAGCTTGGGTTGTATTGCTGCCCAAAGAAATCTACGTTATTATTCGTTGCAGGTATTCTGAACTCACGCGAGAAAGCTCCCCTGGTAGTGAACTCAGAAACACTGTTAAAATTAGAAGAGTAGCTTATGCTCTCATTCTCGTAAAGGTCTACTATAATAGCTGCGCCATTAGGAGCTTTAACCGTTAGTAATACTTCTGCTCTCATTAGGCTGTGTAATCGTTACTAAATTTTAATGTTAATTCTAAGTCTGTTTTTGCGTAACTGCGAGTCTTAATGGCAGTATAGTTATTGTTATCTATTACTACAGCTGTAGCTTCGCCATCATCTCCAATTATGTAGACTGATTCAGAGTAGATAAGATTCTTTAGGTATTCAAATTGCCCTTCGGTTAAGAAGTCTGTTCTAATACGTAGCATCTTTTCTACAAATGGGTTGCGCTCAGTTAGGCCTCTATCGTATGTGGCAAATGTAAATGGCTCACCATTTTCAGCTCTGCCATAGTTACCAACTACCTTTCTATAGCGCTTTCTTTCCACTGAGTAACTTTGCTCACTGCGTTTAGTAAAGTTGAAATAATCCCACCCACCTCTGCTATTAGTCCAAGCTAAGCGAACCTTATCAAATCTACATTCGTCATATTTAGTTTTATCTGCCTTGAATACAGCTATTGATCGTGCAGCTGCTGAGCCGCCTGACTTTTTAAAATTAATTATGTAGTGATTCCAATCACCATCTAAGCCAAAAGCTTCATTTATGTTAGCCGGCATTAATGGCAGATGGTTAATTAATCCTGCTCCAATACTGCACGCTAAAGTGTCAGTCTGAATAGGTGCTCCTGCTGCATTAAATTGAATTACTTGCACATTATCTATAGCATTATCTGTAAGCATTGTGCCATCATCGGCAGGAATAGTTAGCACTCCATAATCATCTTGAAAAGATATAATGCCAATGGTATTAGCTCCTAATGAATATTGGTTTAACAAGTCATCTAATGCATAGGTGCTACGTACTAAATCACTCATGATATAGCTGGTGCCTGAGCTAAGTGCAAAGTAATCATTAGGATCAGGAGCAAAGCCATCTGAAATTTGAAAAGCTGCATTGATTAGTGAGCTGCCATCTAATTCATAAGCTGTAGCCTGCCTAGTAAACACACCTAGCACTTCATATCCCTCATAAATTTTAGTTTCTACAGTCATGATGTTTCTAGCTATATCATCTGATTGCACTGAATAACTACCAAATAAGCTATTAGCCGCATCTGAAGTGTTAACTCCTAAATTCATCTTAGAATAAACAGCAGGGTATAAGTCAAAAACTAAAGCGCCATTGATGTTAGGCTGCACGTAAAAAGTAGTTTTAGGATTGTCATTAACACGAATCTCTACTACATAGCGAAAGCCAGGCTGCCCTATGTTAGATGAAGTAGCCACTACTATAAGCTTCTGCTTAAGCGCTGTATATTCATAGGGCTGTTGATGTATTGTAATTGCCATTATTAGACAGGTTTAATATTAGTTAGTTTTCTTGTTTGATTTAAGATATAGATATAGACTGCATCACCCATTGCTTCGTTAAGTTGTGGGCCGTATTCAGGTAGTGTTTCTAAATAGGCATCTCTCCAATAATAGAGAGGAGCAATACCTTTTTTCTCAATGCTTTTCGCCATGGCATTAGCTACTCTTCTGCGCTGATCTTCGTCTTTGTTAATTGCTGACTTAGCGAACTTAGTTCTGCGCCCTGTCTCACCTATTGAGCGCAGCTTAATCTTCTTTAGATTCATCCAATTAAGAATGGCATCTACCGGAGGCTTAGCTGCGCTTGCTGCAAAGCGTGTGTCTATGCCTTTGTAATTACTCTCCTTACCTTGCCTTCCATATTCCACCCACTTAGCATAGTCTGCTGATGAGTTGAAAGCTATAGATGGAGTAGTGCTCGTTACATCTAAATCATAATAGAGCGAAGCTGCTAGCGTTCCTGTTGTATTAGCTCTGCGCTTCTTGCCATATCTTGTTTGCTGAATGCGAATGTTAGAGCGTGCACGATCAGTAACGGTTTCACCGAAATCTAAAAGCACATCGTAAAGCGCTCCCTGTTCAAACAGCTCAGCAAGTATGCTCATGCCTCTTCAGGTATCTCTTCGGTTATCATTTCGTAGTTACCCCACTTCGCAGCTTCTTTTTTGTCGAGCGTTTCTATGTAACCGTTCTCGGTAA